CCATATAGCTCCTCAACTATATACCTGGTGCCTCGTCCTGGAAATTTCTGAACTGGAAGATCCTCTGTGATCCATTGCCTTTCATATTCATTGAAAGCATTCTGCAGGAAGTCTTTCCTGAACCTAACTGATGCTGTTAGTTCAACAAGTCTTCGTCCTGCGATTGAGAGGATTGGGCAACCATTGAATTGGTGTACTATCGAAAGTGCCTTTGCACGTAATAAAGCCATCTGTACACTAGCTCCAGCATGCATGTACTTTCTCGAGCACCAACCCAGTTTCGATAACATCTTGATTGGGTCCGTAACAACTATGTTATCTCCTGGCGAGAATATGTTACCACAGAAGGATGCCAAGTTTAAGTTATCAACAACAATTATCTTGATCTTAAAACCTAAAACTATATAGTCAGCTTCCCTGGGTAGCAAGTTCGTTGGTAACGCAAATAGTCCATCGTCACCTTCAACAAAACCTTTTATAGAAACAAGATCCTGCAACCGAACGCCTTTGTCCCACAGAACGTACATAAAGAGAACCAAATTACACCACCCGTTTGCTAGTGATGTATCCATTTCTCCGGACATCCGAACACCTGGAACAGTGGCTTTAAACATTTTGCAAACATTTAAGTGATTGACACCCGTCAATACATTATCAAATATTCGCATAAAATCGTCCTGCTCCGGATGATTCTCTGACATCCGTTTATACAATGGTCTCTCTAATGCTCGCATTATCTGCGGAACAAATTGGGCTTCAAAAGAGGTGTAGTCAGTACATGCATATTGCATCCCCGGTGTCTCAAGTATGTCTTGCAAGACCGCGGGCCGTTGACTGACTGGTACATACTTAATAAACCATTTGAGTTTACACACGCACTTCTCTATAATCTTTATTATGGGTCCCAAGACTGCCTTCGCATAATCATGCCTTGCATTAATTAAGCGAAGGGGCTTGGCTTCTTCATAGAATTCATCTTTAACATGAGTGTCTACTACATATCTTTTGAAGACTTTTGTATCCTGGCATTCCCCAGTGAATGCCTCCCTGATTTCCTCCTTCCGACCTAATGAGTAGTCTGTGGTAGCCAACCACTCATCAAAACTAATAAAATCACCAACTGCGGGCACCGTCAGCAATCCATCAGCGATTAACTGTTTAACAAACAGCTCTGTGAACCTTTTCATCCTCCTTAACGTGTCACGATTTACTTTAGGAGGGTCAAAAGCAAATCGTTTGGTACATCCTGATACGACATTTATTGGGCACTTCGGATCAGGTTTTGGTAGGACACTACCATTTACATACCATGGTAACGTGGCAGCAACAGGCGTCCTTTGAAGACTTGTTCTACAGCGCAGCGGGTAAATCCTAAAATTTTTCTTGACAGGGGCATAAGTAAAATCAATACCGATATCGCTTGCTCTGTACCCAAACAGTACCTTTCGTTGCTGCCTCTCACGTTTAAAGCTAGAGTCCTATTCACGATGAGTTCACACATTAAGCTGGTGTCCTTATAGTCACTTGAACCAGTGGCGAGTAGTAAGTCTGTGGAACCTTGTAATCTATCATGCGTTGACAAAATTCTTCTTACTCTATTCCCGGCACCTTCAGGTAGTGTTCTCCGGGTCAACACTTCCTGCGTCATTGATGCACTGATAACTTGGGGCTTTGGTGCATATGTGAACCAGCTTCGTTGTTCAAATAGATTCTTCTCAGTTAACTCGATATAATCAGGATCATCATATCGGAGTGTGTTGGTATCCTCTTCCGTACCATCTGAATAGTATTGGCGAATGAATGGAGTACATTCATATATATCGCCCGCAACCAAGGCACGGGAAGAATCGTAAGAGGGACGCTCATCCATCTCGTGGTCTTGTTCAATCAAAGTCTTGCTAATTCTGTAGAACAATACACGCTTGATAGTGCGTCTAGCCAGGTAATTCCCTGCTATGTAGGTGGCTGCTCCTGCTACCACAGCGCCTACAGCAGAGACATTTGTACTTTTTCCAAACCATTTATATGCGCCATAACTAAATACGCTTGCAGCTGCACTAGTTATGGGGCTGGTTAAAACCTTCGAAATCAAATTTTGTGAGGGAGACAAGTCACAAACATTGATCTCAGGTGTCTCGATTTCCCAGTGAATACTCGAGTCACCCTCAACTTTGTCCCTAAGGAGATCTTTCAAAGCATCAATTTCTCCTTGTTGCTTCTGAATAGAAGCGGCCATCTCTTTTTGGATCAGATTGCCTTTACTGTTAAATTTGTTGGTACCTTTGCCCCTACCAACATTAGAGGACTGTTGTTTATTTTGGTTTGTAGCAAGTGACGATACTTAGGGTCCCTTTACACTCATTAGAGGGACCCGCAGGTTTGTAGGATTCGGTTTTGACACCATGGCCCCTGACCTAAATAGGCCGCCATTGATAGCTATGCTTGCTGCATACATGACCCATTTTCCTAAATCATTGTATTTGTATAACAGTATCTAACATAACCCCGGAATTTGGCGAAGTCCATTACCATAGACTCTTCAGCTTTACCTGGAGGGGAGTTCCTATTTTATTTATCGAGGGAACTTCCATACCCGAAGAAAATTTATTATACTACCTTCAACCCAATGCGGCTGTAATCTGCCAACACTAAAAGTGTACCTGATGCTCCGTTTAATTGCACGGAGATTGACACAGTGTCGTCCCCATCTGAATATACATAAAAATGGAAGGGGACACACAATTCACCAGTTGCCACAATTGTGTTCTGTGATTGGGATTTTTGAGGTGGCGACGTTGAGCTACCGTTCTTCAACAACTCCAACAATACTGTAAAACTCTCGTTAGCACTATTGTTTCCTGTGATTTCTCCACTCAACTCATACATGCCACACGGCAGGGTAAATACACCACTTGCTAGTGTGGGGGCTATACCATCGACTATGGTCTCATCAAACTGCAGTACGGCAGGAGTCATATTCGTGTATGCCTGATTCGCTGACAAGTTGAACAGGGAAAATGAACTAGGTATTGGAATTGAAGGCGATGTCTGTGGACTGACAAGCTCAATCTCGTAATGCACCCACAACTGACCAACTGAACTACCTGGACCTCCAATTGATGCAACGATAATCTTACCAGCATCATACAATCCCAGATCGCCTGCGACTGGACCGCATCGGATACGCTTGTGTTGTACTCCATCAAACATAACACCGTGCTTGAATTTAAGACTAACCATTTCATATGTCCTTCCATTGGACTGGGTTTCATAAGTGGATAGTGCAGCCAAACTCGCAGGGGCTTGATCACTAGGATTGTATTCAGCAGCGAGATAAACGCTACCAGTTGTGGTGGTGACAGCAGCTTCAGGGATATAAGTGACTTCAAATTTCCGAAATCTATATTTTTCCCATCCACGTGCTCTCTGTGACAACCAAGTGTAAAGTGCTAGACCTGGTTGTATTGAATAAGCAGTAGCTTCAAAACTGGCGCTTCCATTCACGCTCGCTATCTGCTCATGCCCACATATTACTGTATTCCTCCCATTCTGGGTGATACGTGGTGGCTGTGGGACTACCTGGAAATTTGTAGCAGCTGGTACTCTCCTACTTCTAACAGGTAGATTTTGTGATTGCCTGGATCTATTATTTCGGCCCCGACCAGATTGGGCACGTCTATTATTTGTATTTGTAGCAAGTCAAATAACCAATCCAACTTGTCGACTCAAGCAAGTTGGCTGGGTGAGAGGTGGCATAGCCTATTTGGAATTGAATCCGAACCGCTTCATCCACGATAGGTGCTAAATAACACTGTTCTATAGATAGAGGATCGCGACACCCGCATTCTCTCATTTCGGGCCTGTCTTATAACGTCCATATCACTATCTATTCATGGTTTCGCCATCAAGCAAACCATACGCCTCACTGCGGCGCCTATGTTCCAGAACACGCGGCAGCCTCCGCTACGAGGCCCCACCAAGATCATGTATGGTGAGGTAGAAAATCCTAG